ACACCCGCCTGCTCGTCACCCCCGAAAACCTCGGCCCGCAATTCCCCGTCGCCGATCTGGCCAGTCCAGAGCCACAGTCGACGGTCTTGGCACAGCCGGTTGATTTCCTGCCGGGCCTCGCGACCCAAGCCCTGCCATGCCTCCTGGGAGAGCGGGACGAAACTGCTTTCGGGCATCTTTTGCGAGATCCAGTCGAAGGCCCAGCGGTAGCGCTCGCCTTCGCTGAGTTCGTCGAACAGTTCCCATTTCCCGTCGAGCCCGCGGTCGGATTCGACGTACAACCGCCCGTCCCGCCAGACCAAGCCCAGGAACCCCGCGCCCCGCAGGGCCTCTTCGAGTACCATGTCGGTCGAGCGGGCGAGCGACCGCAACTCCTTGGCACGGCTTTCTGCCACCGTGGCCGCACTCCTGGCCGCGTGCGCCGCCCGGGCGGTCTCTTGGCCCCGTCTGGTCTGTTCGCCCGTCAGGATCGCGGCGTGGGCCGATTCCTTGGCGGTTCTCGCGGCCTCGCTCACGTCGGGCGACGGCCCGTCCACGATCCCGCCCTCGACGGTGGCCCGCAGTTCCGCGACCGCCAGGTGCTGATTGCGGCCGTCCTGGAGGCGTTTCGATGCTTCGGCGCTGGCCCGTGTCGCGGTATCGATCCGCCGTACCTCGTCCTCACGCCGTCGCCGCAGTTCCGCGATCTGGTCATCCAAAATCGTGATCTGGGCCTGGGCGGCAGAACGCTCGGCCTCGTGGCCACGGATTTCATCCTGGATGGCCACTAGATTCGGCAGCGCGGCCTCGACGCCCGCCAGTTGGGCATGGGCATCCTCGACGGCCTGCCGTTGCTGGGCCGCAGCCTTGGCCTCCGCGGTGACCCGCGAGAACTCCCCCAGGGCCGCGTCGTAGGCCCGCTGGAGCATCGCGGCATCGCTCGGGGCCGTGAGGTCGACGCCGGCCAGCTGGGCATTGAACGCGTCCGCCTTCGCGACCTGTTGGGCCGCAGCCTGCTCGCACGTCAGCGCGAGTTCGTGAACCCGCAGTCGCAGTATCTCGGCCGACCCCACGGGATTCTGTGGATCCAGGCCAGCCACCAGGGCGTCGACGCGATCTGGCACCACGTCCGCGACATGGCAGCCCCATTGCTCCGACGGCACCACCACGGCCCCGATGCGGACCAGCATTCGAAGCCGGTGGGCATCCCGCTTGAGTTCATCCTTGAGCCCGGGATTGACCAACACCGATGGATCGCACTCCGGGTCCATCGTCTCCATCGTGAGTTCGCCCGAGGCCGTGTTTTTTCGCCCAATCCGGACCACGATCCCCGGGGCCGCGATGGTGCCGCATTCGCACCCGTCGCGGGGCCGAAGATTCGACCTTGCGTCCTTGGAGGTCAGGGCCGAGACGCACTGGATCGAGGTCGTCTTCCCGACCCCGTGGGTGCCCGACCACACCACCACGCCTCCACATTCAGGCAGTTCCGCCCGCACGTACTTGATAGCCTGTACGTCTTGAATCACAAGGGCCGGCTTGCCGTTGCCTTGCTCGACTTTCGCTTTTTTCGCCACCACCATGCTCCTTTACGGATTGACCAACGGAATCTCCACGGCGATCGGTTCCAGTAGGTCTGCCAGTGCCCGCAGCTTATTGGCCGTTTTCGGCAATTCTTCTTGATGCGACTGCAGCGACCCGATCGTCCGCCACGACTCACGGATCTTGAACTGTTGTCCGATTTTCCGTTGATCTATTTCGCAGCGGTACGAGGTGGAGCCCCTAAGCAACTCCAATTCTTCTGCGTCCATCTCGACGAGATATCTGCCCTGTGTTGTTCCAATGACTTTCATGCCATCCCTTTCGTTTTCTAAACGCGTCCCAATCCCGACACCACCTCGCCAGCCCCTAGATGGCCAGCGATCTGCTCCAATGCCGCCCATTCGATCTGCCGCGTTCGCTCCTTCGAAATCCCGTGCCGCCGTCCCACGGACTCCAGGGTCTCACGTGCCCCACCGGCGCGTGCCAACACGACGTCGCGGGATCGATCATCCAGCTGCTCAATCGCGCCCTGGACATCACAGGGCTGTGCCCAGTCGGGCCAATCTCCGTCCTCCTCATAGTAGCCCGCGAGCGACTCCCAGTCCCGGTCATCGTGGACGGTATGCTGACGCTGGAGGCGTTTTCGTTCCTGCTGGATCGCGCGCCAGAACTCGCGGCGGAGCGCGACCGTGAGGTACGTGGACAACTGGTAGCCCCGAAAGGCGTCGTAGCTGTCCAGGGCGTTGCGCAGCTTGAACGTCCCAAGTTCGACCAGATCATCCACGGTCAGGACGTGACCCTGATACCGCTGGGCGACCCAGCAAACCAGCGACATATTGGTCTCCCAGAGCGTGTTTCTCACCCGCTCATAGGCCCGCTGGGCATCCCGCTGCAGTTCATCGTAACGCCGCCACGCCAGCAGGTCCTGGGTCCGGCACGCGGCCAGTTTCCACAGCCGCAGATACCTGACCCGGCTGCGCAAATGAGACATTTCCCGAGCCAATTCGACCTGCCGCTCCGATGGCAGCGGATCCGGCCAGGCACGAAAACTCGTTCGGTCACGTCGCTTCATGCGAACACCTCCCCGGGATCATGCCCGGCACAATCGGAAATAAAACGAAACCACAACTGTCGATCCAGCGGCCTGGGCGACGGGCGGGCGCCCCGGTGAACCGGAGGCACCAACCCGAGCTTGGCCGCACAATCTAGGCCCAGCCGACGCTCCACGCTGTCGGGCCGGGTCAAGGCCCGGCCGCAACGCGCGCAGGTGATTCGGGCCTTCGTTTTCATCGTCACGCCGCCGCCTGACGCTTGGCCACCAGATCCTTGATGTACTGATCGACCTCGGCCAAAATATCGATCCCGGCATCGTGGGCCGCCTTGCCCCAGGCCGCGGCGGCCTTGCTGTTCGGCTTCTTGTAGAGCCCGTCGAGCCACCGCTGGCGATCCGGGCCGTCGGCTGACGGTTGCGACGTGGTTGGGGTATGCTCCCGCAGGGCCTCCTCGGCGTCGGCCGCGATGTCGTCGCCGGGGTTCTCGGGCACCTTGCGCTCGAATTCCGCGTCCTCGGCGGGACGCTGGTCGCCCGAGGTCGTGCCCGGTTCCACGATCGTGCCCTCGACGACCGCCTCCTCGTCATCGACCACATGCTGGCCCGACACAACCGCGTAGGCGGTCTGGTACAGCCGCTTCTTGACCTTTCCGTAGATCGCATCCAGCCCCATGCCCTTGTTGACCACGACCGTGATCGCGGCATCGCCGGTGCGGTCCAGGGTCTGGAGCTTGCCGTCGAGGCGGTAGACCAGCTTGCACTGCACGGTCGCGTAGTTGCGTTCGCAGAGCACCTGATAGCGCGGCAGTCCCAGCGATGGCGGCTGGACGTTCGAGACACCCAAGAATTCCTTAAAGCGGCGTTCCCAGTAGCTCTTGGTCAGGTAGCACCGATCGGAAGCAATGTGGATCTCGCCACCGACGATTCTTGCCCCCTGGAGAACTCCCTGGAGCACCACGTCGCCGACGACATTTTCGTTGTAGGTTTTTCCAAACTCACACGAGATCCCGAGCGGGCTTCCGACCAGCTGCATGATATCTGGCATGCACTTTTTGATCAGGCCCCGGAGTTGGTTCATCGCGCCGGCGGCCACCATCGCCTTCACGATGTCGTCCCCGCTGGCATCCGCGAGCGCCATTTCGGCCTGGCAGGTTTTGACCACGCGGTTTAGTTCCAGGACCTGCTGGACACTGGACTGCGGGATCAGGGTGTAGGTTGACGCATCAGCCATCGCTAACTTCCTTCCACAAGAGAGAAAAGGTCAAGAATCGGTTTCAACGTCATGGCGTCGGTACGTCGACGCTCGATGTATTGGGCACGGGATTGCTCGGCCTGCAGGCGAGCGATCTGCTCATGGAGCGGCGCCAGCGGCTGGCCGGTCCGGGCCGAGACCACCCGACCGTCCACCACGGAATACAGGTCGGGTGGCAGATCCACGCAATCGCCGAACCGGGCGATTTTCTCAGCCCGCTGTTCTTTCCGCCATGCCGCGGCCTCGTAGGCGAGCCATTCCACGTAATCGCCACAGCCGTAGTATGAGGCCGGAAACGACACGCGGTCGGGCGTGCCGGCGTTGGGGCTCGGGACCCCGGGGCGACCGTGGCTCGGCGGTGGATCAGGCCACATGGGACACCTCCGCGGGCTCGCGAGCGATCGCGTCGTCGTAGAGTTCGCGGGCACGTTGCAGTTGGAGCTGCAGGTGATCCAATGCCAGCAGGCGATGCGTGGGCGACTGTTTCAGGATTTGCAGGGTTGCATCGACGGCGTCGTAGAGGCGGTCGGCGGCTTGCAGGAGTTCGTCGTTGACGGTAATGGTAGCGGACATCGCGACCTCCAGGCAATAAAAAAGGTTGCAAGCCATCTGGCCCGCAACCACATTGTACCCCAGAGCGTAGACAACTCAATATCAAACGAAAACTTTTTCCTGACTTTGTTTCCGCGGCTTGCGATGCTCGCGACGATATCGCTCCACCTCTGTCCTGGAAAACAGGTTGTAATTGCCGAGCCGGTCGGAAGCGGTCAACTGCCCGCGTTCCACGGCCTTTTTGATCGCCCACTGGGTGCAGCCAAGCTCCCGCGCCGCCCCCACGGCGGTAAAATACTCCACGTTGTCGATCGTCAAGCTCGTTGTCATGCCAACATTGTAGCACCGACCAGCCCACCTGACAACGCAGAAAACGTGACCCAGCAACCGCGTGGCCGCTACGTCGCTAACTTGACCAAAACAACCCCACGGATGAAAAAATTTCGTTTTTGCCATTGGCGTTGTCGAGCGACACGGCTACAATCCACACAACGCCGCAAAGCGCGGCCAGGAATCCCAAGGACCGGCACGACGCCGACGAGGCAGGAAGTAGACCAAGTGACCACCCCAGCGATCGCCACGGTGGCGACACTGGATATCTTCCTAGAGTTGGTTTCACGCACCCACGGGTCCGCAGGGGAGCTGGACAGGGCCAAGCGGCCAGCGCACTGCAGCAAAGGGAGAGACGGGGATCGAGAGCAGGATGCCGGCGGGCCCGTGGGTGCAGGAGGGGCGGACCATGAACGAGCAGGAGCGATTGGCAGAGCTTGAACGTGAACTCGCGGGCTGCCATCAACATGGCGTCCACGAATACATGGCCCAGGCCGAAGCACTCGACCAGCGGGCCACCGAGGAGGAACGGGCCGGCCGCGATGCCGAATCGTTCCGGCTGGCGGCCCGTCGCGTCAGGGCCGCGGGCCAACGCTACCGGGAGGCCCACCAGTGTCAAGCGTCCTGATTTCCATCTTGTCCGTCGCGTTCGCGATCGCGCTGGTGCTCGGCACCGGGGCGGTCGCGATTGGACTGGAGTACCTCAAGCACGAAAGGCAATGCCGTGAACATCGCCGCCGAAACTGCCGCGATTCGAGCCCAGTGGTCTGATAAGACCCGCCGACGCCGGGCCGGAACCTCGATTCCGCACTGGCGTCCCCCTACCATCTCGACAGCGGCCCTCGTGGGCGCGGCCCGCGAGGCAGCCGAGGATGAACAGGAACAGTTTCAGATGCCCGAGGTCCAGTATGCCGACCGTCGATGATCCCCCGCCGGTCGTGACCTGCGGGTGCGGAAACGGTTCGTGTAGATTTTGCGAGGAAGACAGGATTCAAGATGCGGCACTACCACGGGACCCCGATGGGCAGCAAGAGGGACGAGGTCGCCCGGTTTGCGATCGGGCGACATTTCCTGATTCCGTTCGGGCGCCCGGAAGACCTACCGATCGTCGCTGAAGTGGCGACGGGATTTGTCTTCGATAACGGAGCCTTTACGGCGTGGCGATCCGGAAAGCCAATCACAGACTGGTCCGACTACTACGCGTGGTGCCGCGAATGGGCAAAGCATCCCGCGTTCGACTGGGCCCTGATCCCGGACGTGATCGACGGAACCGAGCGAGACAATGACGATTTGATCGCCCAGTGGGACAAGCGAATGTGGCATCCCGTGCGAGTGCAGGGCGTGCCGGTTTGGCATTTCCATGAACCCCTGGAGCGACTTCATCGCCTCACCAGGGGTCGATGGCCCACCGTGGCCCTCGGGTCCTCTGGAGAGTGGCCGACGCCGGGAACCGAGAAGTGGTGGTCACGGGCACGCGACGCCATGCAGGCCGCGTGCGACCCCAACGGCCGGCCGCACTGCCGACTGCACGGCTTGAGGATGCTCGACCCCGAAATATTCACCAGACTACCCCTCGCGAGCGCCGACAGCACGAACGTCGCCCAAAACGGGAACCTGTTACCGCGATTCGGTGCCTACAAACCGCCGACCGTCAGCCAACGCTGGGACGTGATCGCGCGACGAATCGAAGTCCATTCATCGGCCCCCCGGTGGATTCCGCAAACCGACCGACAACTGAGATTGACATGCGCCTCGTAAGTAAAAAGCGAGCCAGCCTGATGCGCCGCGTTTCCAAGATCCGGCAGATGATCTGCGAGGAACGCGGCCCCCGGTGCCAGATTTGCGGCAAGATCCGCCGGCTGGCCTGCCACGAAATCGCCCGCGGGTGCGACCGCCAGCAGGCACTCGGCGCCCGGTGCGCGATCCTGGCGGTCTGCAGCGAATGCAACACCGGCCAGCTGGACGACGCAACCCTTTGGCCCAAGGAACGGCAACTTGCCCTCCTGCAGGCCCGGTGCCCCCACGACTACGACCTCGAGGCGTTTTGCCGAATCACGGCCCCGAGGATCTACCACCAGAGCGATGTTGACCAATACCTAACTGAGTTCAAGGAGACCAGATGACCACCTACACGACCCACGGCGATGCCGTGAACGAGGCCCGCGAGATCCTGGAGCGGATCCGCGACAGCCATTTCCCCGATGTTCGCGACCACGGGGTCACGTTTCAGATCTTGCTGGCCCACCCGGCGACGGACAAGAACGGCGACCCGACGGGCCCGGCGTTGAAACGCCACGGCGTGCCCTGCCATGCCATGATCGCCGTCACGCCCTATAAGTACCGCTGCATGGACGTGCCGGACTGCCAACTCTACCTGGACGCCGACTGGTGGGAGTGCCTGACCGCGAGACAGCGCGAGGCCCTGCTCCACCACGAGCTGACCCATATCTCGTTCAAGGTCGACAAGGACGGCGGGCTGAAAACCGACGACCGCGAACGGCCGCTGTTTGGTATGGGACCGCATGACTTCGAGTTCGGATGGTTTACATCCAGCGTCCGGGAATTCGGCGAGGCATCCAACGAATTCCAGCAGTGGCGGGACTTTGAGGAGCGCCGCACCCAGCAATGGCTGTTCGCGGAACTCGAACCCGAGGAAGAAGACGAGCCCGAGGACGACGATGTCGCAACGCTCGCGATGGACCGACGCGAGGCCGCGAGAACCGTCCGCCGCATGGCAGGAGCGAGCCGATGACGGGCCTCTGCCGCGACTGCGGACTCCCGAGCCACAGCACGACCTGCTGGGCCTGCCAGCACGACCACGAAAGGCAATTCCATGAATCCTTCGCTGAAAGAACTGCAAACCCGCCGCGGGAAGCTCCAGGCCGAACGCGACCGACTGGCCCACGAGGCCAAGGATGCCCAGCGGGCCGTGGCGGAATGTGAAAAGCGGCTACGGGCCGTCGAGCAGGAACTACAGGCGGTTCAGCAGCAGGACGTCCAGGTGAGCGAACACGCGATCCTGCGCTACATCGAACGAGCCCTGCTGGATTGCGTGAACATCCAGGAAATCAAGATGCGGATCTTCCAGCAGGTCGCACCCTACGTGGACCAGCTGGGCAACGGCAAATATCCACTCGACCACGGACTTCGGGCCGTGGTACGGGATCGGGTGGTCGTGACGGTCGAATAGGAGCGCGGCCATGCGTGAAATTCCCCTGCTCTGCACCGACGAGGTCGTGCGGGCCTACCTGAGCGTACGCAAAACCCAAGCCCGCCGGCCGATCAAGTGGGCGGTCAACCAGGTCGGTGAGCCCGCGGACCACCTGTGCCAGATCGGCACCACGGGCCGCTGGATTGCATGGAGGGGACCGGCCGACCAGGAGGCGTGCCAGCAGCTGACCGACCGGGCCTATGGGTCCGACGATGCGTTCAAGGCCCCGTGCCAGCCTGGCGACCGCGTCTGGATTCGGGAATGCTTCGCCAAGGTACACGACGATCTGCCGACATCCGCGTGCCTGTATCGAGCGGACTTTGATTGCGACGTTGAATGGACGTGGCAGCCGAACATCCACATGCCCCGCTGGGCCGCCCGGATCGTGCTCCCGGTGGTCAGCGTCCGGGCCGAGCGGGTCTGCGATATCTCGGAAGCGGACGCGATGGCCGAGGGGGTCGAGCGGCTGGAACTCACGAGCGGGATACTGCCCGATGTCCCGCCGCCTTTCAACCGCGTCCATCCGATGACGAGCAGCTACCGGGACGCCTACCACGCGTTGTGGCGATCCCTCTACGGCGACAAGCACCCACCCGAGACCTCGTGGTGTTGGGTGATCGAAACGGAACCCTTCAAAGGAGCAAGCAAGTGAAGATTGAGAAGCCAGGGAACTACCGAACGAGGGATAACCGACGCGTCGAGGTCGTGGCCGTGCGAGACGGCTACGCGGTCGGGTTCGACAGCAAGTGCCCGTTGACGTGGCTTTCCAATGGCCAGCACTGGAACTGGTTCAACGGCACGGAGGGCAGCGCAAAAACACTTGACATTGTGTCCGAATGGCGGGAACCCGTCAGCGAACCCGTCACGATCGAGTTGTGCCTCAATGTTAACGGCGAACCTTTCGTGCGAATGGCCGGCAATTACGGCTCGGCTACGAAGGTACTTGCCCGACGCACCATCACGATCACTGAAGGCGAGGGCATGTCCAGCGGCTGAACAAAATTGCCGGATTTGTAGTTGAAACCAGTTTGGAACCTGCGAATATCCCGACCGCCTGGAGGCGTCTTGCCAACCCCCAGGCTTCACGCCCGAGACTGAGACCTCCATGAACCACGCCGAATACGACCCACGACCCCCAAGGACCCGCTTGTCGGGACGGCCTCTCAGTCGGCCGGGCAAACCCTTGGGGGTCGTGGGTCTTTTTCTGCGCAGAAGGAGCTAAGTGTGAAGCGAGGAACAATCGAGCACCCGAAGATGAAGCGGCTCGCTCGCAAGCTCCGATGCCACCACTTGATGGCCGTCGGGATCATGGAGGCGATCTGGCACTGGACCGCCAAGTACGCGCCGGCGGGCGACATCGGAAAGCACTCCGACGACGATATCGCGGACGGGATCGGGTACGACGACGATCCCGCGACGCTGATCGACGCCCTGGCGTACAGTGGGTGGCTCGACCGAGATCAGCGATACCGACTGGTCGTTCACGACTGGGATCAACACGCCGACGACGCGGTCAAAAAGGCTGCAGATCGAAACAAGATTCAACTCATTTCCGACGTGGTTCCACCGCTGTCGCGACTTGTCGCGACTTGTCGCGACACATTTTCCCAGCCGGCCGGACAAGAAAAAACGTGGCTTTCGGAGCCAGAAAGCACCACCTTTGAGGATAGCGGCGAAGAGTGGCCGCAAGAGGCCGATTACGGGGCCGAAACAGCCCTCGATGCCACATTTTCTCAGGGAAAAACGCATGTCGAGACAAGTCTCGACACTGGCGAGACAAGTCTCGACAAAAACTGCCTGCCAGAGCCTAGCCTAGCCAAGCCAGAGCCTTCTTTTTGCGGAGAGATGAAAGCCGTCGAGACAAGTCAAACTGACCACAGCACCGAATTCACGTTCACGGTCACTGGAACACCAGACACTCCGAACTGGACGATGCCCAGGTCGCTGTACGACACGCTTGCGAAATGCTACCCAGCGATTGAACTGGATGACGAACTTCGCAAAGCGGTTGCGTGGTGCGTGACCAACAGCAAAGAGCGCAAGACCGCGCGAGGGATGCCCAGGTTTTTGAACGCGTGGCTGGCCCGCGCCCAAAACCGACGACGCGATCCGATTCAGCCCGCAACCCGCCCCGTGCCGCCAGCGGCACGCGTGGCCACCAAGGAAGACGCGAGGAACTGGACCCCATGAAACTCGACCCCACGGGCGTACTGCGAGAAGACGACGGCCGGATCCCGCCCTGCCCAAAATGCGGCAAGCGGTTTGAGCCGACCTTTGAAATCGGGCCGTTCGGTCCCCACTGGGCCAAATGCACCTGCCTGAACTGCCGGGCGGTTTGGTTTCCAAAAAAGCCCGGCAAGGAAACCAAACACCGCGAGGCCCGTCACCAGGATCTGGTTCGCCGGTACAGCCGAGGATTTTGCGAACTCTGCGGCATCCTGGCCGAGCGAGTCCCTGCCGGCGAAGCCCTGGAGGCCCACCACGTCGACGAGTACGCCCGCGGGGGCGAAGCCGACCGGCCGAATCTCTGGATCGTCTGCACCCGCTGCCACAAGCTCATTCACCACCAGCGAACCTACATCGCCCACCTGATTCCCCAAGGAGTCCGAAATGTTGATCGCCAAGAACATCCCGCCGTCCATGAAAGCGAAGCGACAATGGGTCTGCTGGAAAACAATCACGAGGGACCGGCCCACCAAGGTCCCGTTCCAGGAAACCGGCCTGCCGGCCAGTAGCACGAACCCCACGACCTGGACGAGCTTCGAGGAGGCACTCGCGGCTTCCAGTAAGTTCGACGGCATCGGCTTCGTGTTCGGGCCAGAGCGTGAAATGTTCGGCATCGACCTCGATGGGTGCCGAGACCCCAAGACCGGACGGGTCGCCGAGTGGGCGCGCGAGGTGATCATTTTTCTGAACAGCTACGCCGAGGTATCGCCAAGCCGCACCGGGGTCAAGATTTTCTGCCTTGGCCGACTGCCATTCGAGACCGGCAAGAAGGTCGCGGTTGCGGCTGAGCGGATCACACCCGACAAAGAGCCGGCCATCGAGGCATACGACCACGCGCGCTATTTCGCCGTCACGGGCGTGACGTTGGCCGGAATGCCTGCCGAACCCCAGGACCGCACCGAACAGGTCAAGTACATCTGCTCGGTGTACTTCAAAGAGAAACCGCTCGACCGCCCCCGTGGCCCCCAGGATCGCACGAGCAGGCTTTCCGTGATCGAACGCGCCCGCAAGTACCTGGAGCGACTCCCGGCTTCAGTGAGCGGCCAGGGGGGACACAACGCGGCCTTCCACGCGGCCTGCGTGCTTGTCATGGGTTTTGGACTCAACCGCACGGAAGCCATGATCCTTATGTCGGAGTTCAACCAGCGGTGCCAGCCCCCGTGGTCCGAGCGGGAACTGGAGCACAAGGTCGACTCCGCCGAGAAGCAGCCCGGTGAACGCGGGTTCTTACGTGACACCAAACCCGAGCACTGGGGCACTACCCCGCTGCCGAAATACCAAGACCCCGAGACCCCCGTGGCCCCGACGGAAACCAAGATCACGACTCTTGAGAGCGCGGCCGCGAAGTATCTCGCGAGTCTTGAGAGCGGCAACAACGACCTCGTGAGTCTCGGGATCGGAGACCTGGACCACGCACTCGCGGGCGGGTGCAGTTTCGGCGAAATGGTCATCGTGGCCGCCAGGCCCTCACACGGCAAGACCGCGTTCGCGATGCAGTGCCTGGACGCCTTCGCGACCAACGGGCTCCCGAGCGCGATGATCAGCGAGGAGATGTCGGAACTGGCCCTTGGGAAGCGGACCGTCCAGTACGCGGTCGAGACCCCCGAGGAGCACTGGTTGACCAGGGTTGAAAAAGTGCGTTCGGACCTCACGGTTCACTTTCGAGATCGCCAGCCCTGCTACGTCGTTGAGGCATGCAGGACCGCCGAGGCCGCCGGGGAGGCAATCAAGCGACTCGCGGGCGAGAAGGGCGTCCGATGCGTGGCAGTCGATTACGCCCAGCTGCTGACCGCCAAGGGGAAGTCCCGCTACGAGCAGATCACCAACACCTCGATCGCACTCCGGCAGGCCGCCAACGCCACAAACGTGCTCCTGATTGTGCTTTGCCAGCTCAACCGCGAAATCGAATCCAGAGAGAAGTTTGTCCCGAAGCTCTGCGACCTCAAGGATAGCGGCCAGTTAGAGCAAGACGCCGACGTGGTCTCGTTTTTGGTCTGGCCCCACAAGATCAATCCCCAGAACGACCCGAAGGAATTCCAGATTTGGATTGCGAAGAACCGCAACCGAGCGATCAACAACCACTTTGTCGAATGCGAATTTCGACCTTCGCGACTCCGAATCGTAGAATCCCGCAAGCCCATTGAGGAGCACCGAAACTATCATGCCGAGTTCAGCGACTACAACGAATCGACCACGCGAGAATTCTAGGCCACCATGCCCCGACGGCTGTTTCAGCAAAGAGGAACGCTGGCACCGCGTCCCCAGCAAGCGGCGGCCGGGGGAAACCGAAATTCGATGCAAGCTCTGTGGAAAGTTCATCGGGTACGAAAGGAAGCGATGATGCAGGAAGGACTCCCGCGCTGCTGGTCGCCCCACGGTACGCACACCTGGACCCGCTGGATCTTTGACTGCCTGCGACCCTGGAAGCACCGCTGGTGTACGTCATGCCACATTCGAGAAAGGAAGTCCACGATATGAGCGACCAACCCGCTCGCGCAGCATCCCAGCGATACCTGTATCGCAACTACCTGAACGCCGATGAGTCTTTTGCGCCGTACCGCAATATGCTGCATACGCTTACAGACGAGTTTGTCACGCAAGCCAGTGTGCTTGAGTCGCTATTCGAGGCCGCGGGCGTGCGAGACGGTGACGAAATCGAAATTGTCGTGCGAGTAGCGGGTGGTGGGCCATTTCCTAACCGTATCTGGAAGCTCACCAAACCACACACCTACGAACCAGTGGACCACTGAGAGGCCGCGATGCACGCCTTGGAATGGATCACCGAACGCGGCCACCATCTCCGCAGCCTCGATGCCGCGCGGCTCCGGCGCGAACTCCACCGCGAGAAGCGGACCTGCACGTGGTGCGGGGAACCGGTTGGGAAGAATCGCTCGACGTGGTGTAGCGGAAAGTGCGTGGAGGCGTTTCGACTTCGCTGTGACCCGGCGTTCATTCGGCGACACATTGAGAAGACCCGGCCGCTCCTGTGTGCGATCTGCGGCCGGGATATCGCGTGGTTAAAATCCCTGGAGCCCCGCGCCAGGGCGGCGTGGCACAACCTGGAGTACCAACCAGACCGATGCTACCGCGGCCACCAACTCGTGAACCGCCGGGGCCGGCGCAACCGACGACGCATGGAGCGATGGGCCAGACTCTGGAACTACGGGTTGACGCGTTCGATCCGGAGTTGGATGACCAGCCGTGGCCTTGCGGGAATTTGGGAAGCCGACCACATTGTGCCCGTTATCGAAGGCGGCGGCCTGGCCGATGAATCAAATTATCGAATACTGTGCGTCCCGTGTCACAATCGCGAAACAGCAAGACTTAGGAAACGAATGCAGGTGAAGCCATGAATGGAGTCGTGTACCAGATAGTGAATCGATCACGCAACAGCGTCTATGTCGGAAGCACATGCAATCCGAAACAGCGATGGAAGACACACCGCAGAGACCTAAACGCAAACAAGCACGAAAACATCCGGCTTCAGCGAGCGTGGAACAAGTATGGTAAAGCCGAATTCAAATTTGAGATATTGCAGCGCGAAATCGAGCAGGATGTTCTTCACGTCACAGAAGACGCTTTAATTGCCGAGCGCAGAAATGCGGGCATGGACGTGTATAATTTGCGGCCTTCCGCGAAAAACAACACTGGCTACAAATGGACGCCAGAATCTTGCCAACGAGCATCGCTGGCAAGAAAAGGAAAGCCAGGACATAAGGGATTCAAGCAAACAGAGGAAACGAAACAGAAATTGAGAGAAGCCAGAAAACGGCAGGCTCCCGCGAGCGAGGAAACCAGACGCAAGATTTCCGAAGCAAATCGCGGAAGGATCACACCCGACGAAGTCCGACTAAAAATCAGCGAGGCCCTTACTGGAAAAAAGCGGACGCCAGAACAGCGAGCACGAATGTCAGCGGCGCAGCGAGCAAGGACCTGGAAGAAACGTGGGTGGTCATGGTCCGCAGAGGCAAGAGCCAGACTATCCGAGGCAGCAAAGAACCGGAAACCGTATGCGCGGACCGATGAAACAAAACGCAAGCAGTCAGTGGCGATCTCACAACATTGGGTTCGCAAAAAGGAAAATGGATGGACCCCCGTTGGCAAAAAACCCTGCGACAATTGTCGCCGCGAATACAAGCCATTAAGAAAAGGCTTGTGCCACGCCTGTAACGAATACTTTCGTCGCCACGGGTGCATGAGGCCAATTGAATTAGAGTTAGCAAACCAAGTGCGTGATCGCGATTTAGTCGTCCCTGCCGAAACTCGACGCCCCAAGAGGAAATCACGGGACCACCAGCCTACACTTTCGCTGGAGACCTAAGATGCCCGCTACCCTGTTCGACAAACACGCATCCGAGCAAGCCAAAGCGGCTGGGATGTTGCTCGCGGCCGAGCGCCGGGACGACGTGCTGCAGGTGGCCCGTCGGATCGCCCGCGAGATCGCGACCCAGAGGCCCGACGGTATCACGGCCGACGACCTCGTTCAGGAACTGGTCCGACGCGGCCACGGGGTCCACTGCCTTGGGAACGCGGCCGGGAGCTTGTTCCGAGGCCCCGAGTGGGAGTTCACGGGCCAGCGGAAAAAGTCCGCGAGAGTCCACGCCCACGCGAACAAACTCAAGGTGTGGAGGCTCCGATGATCCAGCTGACGCTCCCGCACGCCCCCGAATACGAACCGTGGCTGCAGAACTGCGCGTTTTTGCTCCAGCGGGCCAATAGTGGATGCCGGTCATGGACTGTCTACAACGACAGCGCCCGCGACGGTTTTCGAGATCGCTTCTACAACCTGAAAAAGGAAATCCTGCTCGCCCACGCACACCAGCAGGGATTCGACCTACAGCACATCACGAAGAAATGCTGGTCTTGTGCCGGCACAGGAACCTTTCAAGACGACTATGACGCATCCTGCTGCTGGAAATGCGGCGGCACCGGGATCTACCAAGAGCGATGGGTCCTGCTCGGCCGCTACAATCTCGCAGGCTTGGTCTTCCACTGCCCGGCCGGATACGTCCAGGACCCCGGCGTCAAACCGACGATCGAGGGCCTGATCGAACACCGGGCATCCCCGCACGCGTGGGAGTGCTTCCGAGTCCTGGCCGACGGACGCTACGCACTTCAGGAGCGATGTCTCAACCGCGCGGCCGAAGAACTCATAACCCAAATCCAACACGAGGAACGCGATGGACAACCGACGCAAAACCCTGTCGTTTTTTAAGCCCCCGACACGCATGACCAGGATTCTGGTCGAAGAACTGAAACGCTGCTGGGCCAAGCTCGACAACAGGGCGGCGACGATCCGGCGACTACAGTCCGTCAGCGATCGCCTGCGCCGCGACCGCGATCGATGGCGAGAGGCCGCGATTGACGACCTGGCAGAGATTAACCGGCTTGAACGCGAGCAACACCGCCAGCGAGTCAAACTCAAGAACCGGGCGGATTTCATCATCGAACTCTGGCAGGGTATGCAGGCCGCCCGCCAATGGATCCGGGGCGAGTTTCGCGACGGACCCCTGGGCGACCCGGCGGCGAAAAGCTGGGCCTGCCTCTGGTGCGGCGAAATGCTGACCGGACGCGAACACGCAAAGCAGCACTGCGAGTTCTGCCCAGAAAGCCCGCTGGTACAGCAGATAGAAAAACTCCAGCAGTACATCGCCGACTACGCGACACCACCGGACGACGAGAATGCCGTTTCCTAAATCGCCAGACCCGACGCCCCAGGAGATCCGCGAGCGTGCGGCCAAGATTCAGGCAACCTGGACCCCCGCCCAGGAGGCCGAGCACCGGGGCGTCCACCACCTCCAGATTCGGGACCGCAAGGGCCACATGCTCGACCTTCAGCTGGACAACAGCGGCCATTTGGCGTTGCCGGTTTATGTCCGGGGCATCGAATGGGTTGACGGCCGGATATGAGAGCGCAATAGTTTCGCGAGGCTGCAAATGACGACCACCCACCATCGCGGATTGAAAATCATCACCGGCAGCGCCCGCCTGCCCGGTGATCTCAAGACCACTCCGCGCCCGGCCGGGGAGCCGTCCGGTGAGAATCCCGAGGTGCTTAACCTTTCGGCTTCGTGCGATTCTGATCCCCGGCCGGGTGCTTGTTGGACGATGCGGATTGTCGATTGGATGCCCACCCCATTGAACAAGCTCTTGGGCTCCCACTGGGCCGCGGCGGCGCGCATGAAAAAACGCGATGCCGAGGTGCTGGCGTTCGAGATGGCCCGTCAGCACATCCCGGTGGCACGCACCAAGCTCCGGCTATCGGTCCTGATCGTGCTCCCGAAGGGCAAACGGGCGTGCGACCCTGACGCGATCCAAAAGAGCCTGGCTGACGCGGCCACGAAATGTGGGATTCTGAAGAACGACTCGCACCTCTGGGTCGAGCACCAGCCGGTCCAGTTCGCCCGTGGGGAGCGGCTCGTCACGTACCTGACCCTGGAGGCCCTATGACGGACTGGACGAACCAGGACGGCAGCGTGCGGCTCTTGTTTGGCGATTGCCTGCAGGTGCTGGCCACCATAGAGTCGGGAAGCATCCAGGCCGTGATTACTGATCTCCCATACGGGATGACGAGCAACAAGTGGGACACAAAACTGGACCTCGCGACAATGTGGCGACTTGTCACCAGGGCCAGCAAACCCAACGCGGTGTTTGTCACCACCGCCAGTCAGCCATTCGCCAGCGAACTCGTGATGTCGAACCGTGAGAATTTCCGCCACGAATGGATCTGGCTAAAGAACCGAGGGAGCAACTTCGCCAACACCGTCAGGGAGCCATTTCGAGAACACGAAGCCGTGCTGGTGTTCAGTCGCGGCCAATGGACCTACAACCCACAGAAGCAGGAGCGAACCGGCAACGGAGCCGGGCGAGTAAAGTACAAGCTGAACTCGACGAGTAAGTCATCGAACTACCGGCAGTTCAAAAGGCAAAATCCGTGGCAGGGCGAGGAGCGAGTTCCGTCCAGCTGGCAGAAGTTCAACACTGAGGTCGGGCTTCACCCAACCCAAAAGCCCCTGGCGTTGTTTGAATACCTCGTTCGCACGTACACGAACGAGGGCGATCTGGTGGCCGATATCACGATGGGAAGCGGCACCACCGGCGTTGCGTGCATTCGGCTCGGGCGTCGCTTTATCGGCATTGAAAACAACCCGGAGTACTACGCGACAGCCCGGCAGCGATGCCGCGATGAACTCGCTCGCCAGTCGCTCTTTGCCGCACCTCAGCCCGCCGTGGTCCACTGCCCCGCGACACCATTGCTCACCAGCCCCATAAGGCCCAGACAACTGGACCTTATCCAGGAAGCCCCATG